CTCCCACCAACCTGTAACTGGAATATTGCTCATTGGTTTTGAGACATATCCGAAAACGCAATTACCGCTGTATTGGAACATTGGCCGAACAACTTCCCATGCCGAAACGCTATCACTAAGATAACCCATGAGTCTACTGTTGTGCCTCTTCACAGCATCGCTTTCCTTAGACCAGGTTTCTGGAAATGCTAACCTCTTCGCTGTATCTTCTACGGGACGGTCTACCAACCCTTGTTTCCAAGTATGTCCTAAGAAGTTCACTAATTCTCCATCTCTAAATCTGCCAGATTTAGCAACACTTATGGTCATGCCAAGTGTCCTTGCTTTCTCGTTTAAAAGATCTAAACTCACCCAAGTCGTACAGGAGAAAATTGAGTCATCACCTAATACTAATGTGTTCGTAACAGCACGACCACAACTCTCAAGCATAATATACTGAATTACAATGTAATTCACTATGCTATCGATCATCTGTGTGAAATAACTACCACTCGGAACACCGCGATGTTTGAGCCAAACGTAGCCATCAGGCATTACGATCGGCGTGTGGATAAAATAGTTGCCTATCTTGTCCCATACAGCGTCATCAAGATCATCGAACCATGTAGATAAGATTCGAAAACCAACCGAGATTAAGTCATTAGGGATAGTTGCATCAAACTTAGAGAAATCAATAGAATAATTCACTCCTCCATTCCTAACCCTGACCAATCTTGCAGCTAACTGGAACTTTTGCAAACCAAATGCCATAGGAGTCTTGACCGTAAGGAAGTGATCAATCAAAGGTCTAGCATACGACCCTTCCAATAACGTCATCGATAAGGGGTAACCCCAAACCAATCTCGTCTTTGGCCCTTCAGGCCCGTGCTGAATGCGGTGGTAAGCCACACACGGTGGGGCAGATTTGCTTCCCTGTCCCGTTCTGCAATTTTCGGCTATCCTATTAGCCCTATCGAGATCCCTATGAAAAGCGTCAGCCTTTCTCAGAAACTCTGGTGCACCAGAAGCTTTCTCACCTTTAATAACATTCTCGAGTGCCGCAGTCAAAGCCAGAGGTTTTAACTTCTTTCTCTGTCCGTCGTGCCCAAACGCCTTAAAGCCTAAAGCAATTGCTTGCTCCATATGCTTCTTGTTTACCTTACCCGTCGCGGGGGATTCACCATACCGCTCGAGATTTAGGAACAGTGCACAAGGATCGTACACACTTTTATTGTCCCTACTAGGATCAAGGTCGAAACCTTGTTCTTGTAGTGCAGTCATCAAACTACGCTCAACGATCAAACCACTAGGGCTTGCCATCTGTGCGATGGTTGACTTAGCTGCTTTCCTTTGATACGGATAGAGCCTATCAACCCTGGAACCACTACTTGCTAGCTGGTCCGAAACTGTCATAATATTATTCATGACATTTTACCTCAACGAATGTTTAAGTTATGTTGCTATAGGAACACTCTCTGAACCCTACACCACCAGACAATTGTATTTCTTAAATTGTCAAACTTTTGTGTGTCCAATTTAAAGTGAGGAACAATACACTAAGTCATTAACGTCTAACTTTAGTTACGCATTTATACAAATGAACCATACGGTCTGAGTATACACTCTAG